TCCCACCCTGCTCTACTATGAAAAATTTAAGAAGTTAATAACATAAAGTTGTTAGCACCTTGTGTAATTAAACATCTTTCTGATAGGTAGTGAACTTCCATTGCATCTAGGTCAGAGCTAAAGTTTCCTCCAACTGAACCAGTTGTCCAAGATTTCATTTTTCTATCATCAGCTTGTGAAGCTCTATATCTAACGTGTAAGAAAGGTCTTTTAATGTTTTTACCAAGAATTTGGTCATAAACTGTAGAAGTACCTGCTGGTACAACAACACCTCTAATATCGTTTTCAATAATACCTCTTGTTGAGCCGTCATTTAAGTATTTCCAGTCAGTTTTGTAGAAGTCATAAGAACCTCTTCTAAATCCTGAAAACCCTAAGTTTAGCGCCATATCTTCGCTGTTTGAAAATACACCATAAGATGTACCACCAGAACCATAAGAGTTTTGCGCTGCTAGCATGTCATCAATTGCTAATGAAACTGTTCTGTTGATAAATAGCATATTTTCTTCAATAGCACCTTGTGCATCGAATTTTTTAAGTATTTCATCAAATGAACCTAAATCATCAGCAGTTGAGCTACCTGCAATACCTGTAGTAATGTGACCTCTTGCAGTAATTGCTGCAAAAAGACCTTCAGTACCTGCTGTGTCATCAGCTGCTGCAGTTCCTAATAAAGAATCTACACCACCTGTTGCTTTAGCAAATTCTCCTTCAACCATTGCCATTTCAAGGTTGTCTTCGAATCTTTGTCTTGTATCACCTTCAGCTTTTAAATACCATAAGTATCCTGTTTGACCTTGCTCCCCTGTTACTTCAACCCAACCAATTTGAGAAGCATCAGATCCTGAAACTTCATATTTATCTTTAATGATAATAGGTTTGTTAGTTAAAGAAGCAAAAGAAGGCTGTACTGAATTAGTCATACCTGCTGTTCCTTTTTTGAATTCAGAACCGAATACGAAGAAATCACATGTGTTAGATCCACTATCAGTTGCTGTATCAAATCCTGTTACTGCACCAACTGTTGCACCTCCTGAATAAGGAATAGCTGTTAATGTAGTGTTGTCACTTGCAACAGCAGAAACATAACACTTAATAACTGTTGGAGTAGATTGATTGTCACTAAGAACAATAGTTTGTCCAACTCTTACTGCGTGAGTTCCTGAACTTGCAATTGTAATTACACCGGCGTCTGTTACAGATGCACCTTTGTAAAATAAATGTAATCTGCCTTGCTCAGACCAAACAACTTGATCAGAAGTCATAGGCATTTCAGCACCAACCATTCTTAAGAAAGAAGCAACTGATCTGTTTCCAAATACTTCTACTTCTTGCTCATATAAATCTGGTAAGTACTGCTGAGACCAATCATTTGAACCACCCGTAAATGATAGGTAGTTAGATGATAAGGTTTGTTTAACTGGGGCTGGAGTTGAGTTTAAACTGGCTCCGGCCGTAGGCGTTATTGCTGCCATATTAATTTATATTTTAATTATTATTTTTTAAGTTTAATACGTAGTTTTGAACTATCGTCACCCGATATTGCTCTCACTTTTATTCCTCCTGATTCAACATAGCCACTTCCAGTTTGCCTTGGATCCATATTTATATTTTTGGATTCCGCTGACATTTCTTTTATAGCTTCTGTTTTACCTAATTGGTAAAAATGATTTGCAATATTATCGGCATTTCTCGCGGCAAAAAGAGCTTTATGATAACCATACCCATCATTTAATGTATTATCATTGTTAAGGTAACTACCAAAAACATTCATAACATCAAGTTGTGCATTTTTATCAGCTTCAATATTTTTTGACTTAAATCTAAATTTCCTGTTATCAACTGAAAAATCAAAACCTTTGAATTCATTATTGAAAACTTCATTAGTTTTTGTTTCAAAATTCTTTGCTGCCGTTTTTTGTAATTCAACAATTTCTTGTTGTTCTTTATTGTATCTATTAAAAAAGTCTACAGCTTTTTGCTGTTCTTTTGACAAATTAGATTTGCCTTTAACTTCTTTGAAATATTTACTTTTTTGAGATTCTAAATATGTTTTAGCTTTAGCAATTTCTTCTTTATATGCTAGCTGTTTTCTTTTAACATCTCTAGGATCATCTATTTCTTGATCATAACTAAAACTATCATCAATTAAAAAATTAATTTCATCGTTATTTAAATGTGATTTAGTTTTATTATAATATTCTTTTAATAAATTAGCATCTTCATAAGAAGAATAATCTTTATTTAAATTTACATAGTCTTCAATAGAACCACCTGTTTCATTAATAAAGTTTACTAATTCAAAAACCCCTTCAGGTACATTAACGTCTTCTTTTACTGTTTCTTTTTCCTGTGTTACATTAGGTATAGCCTCAGGTTTTGTTTCAACGTTTTCTGTTTCAATTTTATTTTCTTCAACAACCTCTTCAATTATCGTTTCTTCTTTTTCTTCTTCTTTACTTTCTCCGGCAGACTCTTCAGGCTGCGTTTCGTTTTCTTTTTGAATTTCTTCGCTAGCTTCGGATCCGTCGCGTACAGGAACCTCATCTGTGCTTTGCTCTTGAATGGCATCTTCTTCTTTATTTAAAGGTTGTCTTAAATCTACTTTTGTCACGGTATCAACACCGGTATCAGCTCCTATTTTTTTAAGAGCTTTAGTTTCTTTTTCAGCTACAGATGGATTTTCATCATCTATAACTTTTGCTTTTATTTCTTCTGACATAATATAATATAATTAATTTACTTTATTTAAGGCTAAAGTTTTTACCTTGGTTCAAATTGTTCCAAACCAAATCCACCTAAAGTATCAAACCCGCTAGATTCAAAATCTTTTGGTGGTGTATTATTTTTTCTTTGCTCAATTAATTCAGACTGTTGCGATGCTTGAATTTTCGTTCTTTCATCCTTTCTATCTTCACGATACTTATCTTTATCATTAATCACTCGTAAATCCATTTCTTTAAGCTTTACATTTAATTGAAACTCATGTAACATAAGCTCTTTTTTAATTGCAGCTTCTCTTTCTAATTTTTTAATATCAAATTCTGACTGCGCTTTATTAAGTTTTACTTTATTTTCTGTTAAAATTTGATTCTTTTGAATTTCAGCTGTTGCAGCCGCCTCAGCAGATTTAGCATTAGCTTCAGATTGTAATTCTATGTTTCTTGCAGAAATAGCTTGATCCTCTTCTAATTTTCTTCTTCTACGAAGTTTTAATAATTGATTTGCCAATTTTAAATTTTTAACTTCTCTAACATCTATAGCGTCTTCTAAATTAATTTGTTCTTTAGATAACGTCATTTGAATATTGTTTTCTAATAATTGTTTTTCTTCTTCATCTGGAGCTAATTCTAAAAATATTCCAAAATCATGCAAATGTAATTCTGCAACTTCTTCTAAGTTAGCAACATTAAATCTTCCTAATGAATTTATAAAAGAATTATTAGTATTCGCATATTCTAATACGTCTGAAATACGTAGCGATACAGCCTCTGCTGTTTTTAACGTTAAATATAACCCCGATTGTAATACATGTCTTGTAGCAGTATTTGAGTTTGCTGCAGCTAATTTTTGTAGCCCTACTAACGCGTTTTTATCAGGAATACTTCCGTCTCTTGCTTCATTTAATCCTGTTACATCTCGCATATTTTGTAAATAATAATTATATGCTGTAATTAACGCGCTAATTTTTCCACCACCATTACCGCTTTGTAACTCTTGAATAGGCACTCTTCCATTATTAAATTCACCGTCTTGTGTCATAGATCTACCAATAACAGAACCTGTTTGGAAAAACATATTTAAAGCTTCTTGCGGATTATAATTAGTTCCATTACCAAGATCAACTTCAGCAATACCATCTGCATCTAAAAATACTCCATCTGGTACCATTCTAGCTAATACTTGTTGTAGCTTTAAATGTGTTAATTGAATCATATCTGCAAAAGTTGTCATTCTACTAACTAATGATTCTAATCTTCCTTTATACATTCTTGGAGCTACTATATTATATGACATTTGTACTTTAGTAGTATCTGATTTAGGTCTTGTCATATTTTCAGCTAATTTCCACTCTAATAAGTTTTCGCTTCCTATAATTTTTGCGCCTGTATATAAAGTTTCAATTGTTCTATTTATTTTTTCAAATCTAGATCTTTGATCAGCCGGAGGATTAAACGTGTCTTCTTTTTTAATAGGTTTTTTACCGCCTGTTGCTGTTTCTTTAATTTTATATGTTTGATTTTTATATGTTTTATATTCAAAATATAATACATACACAAAACCTTCATCATCTCCATCTATTGCTCCATATGATTTATTATATAATAAATGACCTGATCCATATCCATTTTTTTCTATTGTAGCAATCTCATCATCTGTTAAATCTGGATATTGTTTTTTAAGTTCAACTATACTAATTTTTTTAATTTCACCTACATAGTATAAATCATCAAAGTACGGAGATTCTGTATAAGAATAAACTATATCCGAAGGATCTACGTAATTTATTGTAATACCTTCCGCTTTATTAAATCCATTTTTTACACAAGCCATACCTAATACAGCTACATCATAATCTAAACGTCTTTTAACTAATTCATATTTATTTAAATCAAATACATTTGAAAGAGCCTCTTCTTGTGCTATTTCAATACCCTGTTTGTAATCAAGCTGCATGTGTACACTTAATTCTGTTTCGTCTGAAGGTAATTTTTTTGGATCCGTATTATATGTGTTTACACCCAATACATTATTTACAGTATCTATATATTCTTTTGATTTCATATCTCTAAGAATATTTTCCATATAATTTGTTCTTTGCTTAACAGAACTCGGATCTTGAGAATAAGCTTTAATATCATACATTCTTTCTGCAATACCGTTTACAACAATATCAACAAATTTAGGTATAATTGGAACTGGCTTCCAATCTAAATTAAGATATGATAAATCTCCATTGATAGATAATTCATCTTTATATTTTTGTATTGATTGTTCTCCTCTTGCATACAATCTTAACCTATGAAAATTTTCTCTATTTGATTGATACCTAGATGTACCACTATCTCTTTTGAACCATTCTGATTCAATTGCTATTCCAACTTTAGTTCCATATTCTAAACTTGCTTTTTCTGCGTCAGATACTGCTTGACTCGGGAATAATCCTGTTGGGTGTGATTTTGCCATTTATTTTAATATTTTGGATAATGTTCCTTGATTATTATATTTTTTAAAACCAAATTGTAATTTTTTAGTTGTTCTTGCTACAGCTGGCTTATATCTATTTTTATTACATGCCATAATTGCTAATCCAGAGCTTATTGCTGCATCATATTTTGTTCTTTTATTTATATCAAACAAAGCCCAATCATTTAATGTTCTACTAAAATATAAATCTCCATATGTATTATCTTCTTTTAATCCTACATATGAATCAATATAAGATTCAATTGCTGCTGCGTGTGCTTGTCTAATATCTTCCGAAGAATTTGGTATACCCCCTATTTCTTTTTCTGCTACAGATAATTTATTATAAAGTTTATCTGGCCTATTCATTGAATATCCTCTATACCCTCTTCGTTTTAAATAATACAAAAGTCGTGGTTTATTGTTTTCTGCAAGAAGTGGCATCCCATAAAATACTAATGCCATTAGTACGTCTTCAAAAAATATTTCAGCAGTTGGCGGTCGTGAAATATATTCCAAGAAAAAACTATTCGGGGGTGCTTCATCTAAACTAAATTTAGTTAATCCGTGTAATGCACCTTTTGAACCTTGCCCGTCAGTAGTTCCTGATATATCATACGAGTCACAACCAAAAGCACCTAAATGCTCATTAGCAGGATATTTTAAACCATTTTTTAATATTATTCTATTTTGCATATGAACAGGAGGAACCCATGATAAATTAAATCTTCCATTTTTATCAGGCGCGAATATTACTTTTGTGTCTTTTACACCATTTTCCCATATAAAATTACCTTTAGCAATAAATTTATTTTCATTTATATCGCTGTTGTAATCTATTTGTTCATATATTTTTTGCAAATTAAATATACTATTTTTTGTTTCATCTCTAAATGCATGATCCTCCGTGCGCGGAAACTGCCTATAAAACTCATTTAAAGCATCTTGATCGCTTTTAAGTCCTTCGGCTTCATTTTGCCAGTGCTCAATAACTCCGATCGGAATTGACTCTCCAAAATTATCAAAGCGGTCAGCTCCTCCAGATTCAAAGACAGGCAATCCGCAATCGTCAATAAATCCTTCGTAGTTCCATTCCATAGGTATGAATAAGCTATATAGTCCAGAGCTAGTCTGTCCATTCCTGTTTCTTTTTGTAACGTCTGAAGCATAGTATAATTTTTTAAAGTTTTCACCACCTTTATCAAGAGCATTAGATGTTGAACCCATCATGCACTTCCCAATAATTCTACTACCTAATCGTAGTGTTGTTTTTGTTACTCTCCAGTTATTTAATATATTATCAGGTCTTTCCCACTTACCAGATTCATCATGCACTAATAACTTTAATTTTTCTCCATCATAAGAGTTGTCCCCTGTATTTTTCCAATCTATTGTTGTATCGAGCCCTTCGAGCGCTTCGGGCTTGGCGGAGCCGGTTGCACTAATGGACTTCCTAGTGAGCTTGGAGGCGGGTACTCTGAATGCAAGTTCGGTCTTGGGCCTATCCATTCCGTCTTGTATTGGTTTGAAGAAGAAGGGGTAGTGGACTGATATGGGTACCACTTTGTCTGTAAACATCTTCTTTGCATCTGCACCACTCTTCGATAAGATTCCGAATCGAGAGTCGGAACTGATAGTAGCTTGGTTAACTGT